AATTGTTCTTTGGTATTTTTCAATTTCTTGGGACTTCAAAATACCATTGTCCCATACCCATTCCTTGCCTTCCATGATTCCGTTGACGAAAGCATTTGGGGCTGACGGATCGGCTACGATGTCAATTGCTGCAAGCATGAAATCTTCTTGGACTTCTTGATATCCGTTTCTTGAAGCCAAAGATCCCATGCCACGGCTGGACACGCCCAATTTGGCACCTTCGTTGATCAAATTTTTGACGATATTTCCCATCGGGGTGCCTAGGACCTTGGCACGTCCAATCATGTCTCTACCTGATTCGTTGAGCGACTTTACCATGTGGGAGACGCGATCCAAATTGACGGTTGGGCCAGTTGGGTGGTTCAATTCACCCAAGGCTCTGCCCTTATCGACGTATTCTTTGATGTATCTACGGCATTCTTTGACCAAGGTCGGAGTGGGATAAACTCTTCCATTGCGATTTTTTACTTCGCTCTGAAGAAAGACTCCCTCAATGTAATAATCCTTACCACCGTTGCCGGAGTCCTCTTGGATGTACTTTACGTCTTCTACCAGTTCGGTGATAAGTTTCATGGTCAGTATGCTCCGTAGCTTTGTCTTACGCGGGAACCACCGGGAGCAGGAGCCTGTTCAGGGGCTTCTTCCATTTCTTCCTCGGTTTCTTCCTCGGTTTCTTCTTCCTCTGATTCAAGCTCTTCTTCAGCTTCTTCTTCTTCGGAGAGAACAAACATGTCTTTCGCCGCAACCTTGTATTGCTCATCGAGCTTGGTTGCGAGTTTTTCCATCAAAACTTTGTTGACGATCTCACGAAAGTCAACTGCATTTTCGTTTACGATGGATTCGATTAGGGTGAATTTGTCGCTCATGTGATTAATCCTTTGATCTGTTTTGCGAACTCCAAGGTTCGCTTGAAATAACTTGGTTCCTCAAACAAATTTTTGGCCAACATTACTTTGTTTTTGTCGTTTAAGTTGTCGAACAAAAGTTTTATTGACGCAAAATCCGATTCTGAAATATTTATAATCGAAGCATTTTTAAATTCAATTTTTATTGATTTATTCTTTTTTGCTTCTTCTGAAAGTTTTATTAATTTTTGAACATTTTTGTTTTCAACAAATTCCGAAGATTCATTAATTTTATTGAATTGTTCGAAAATTGCAGAAGATAGCTGCCTGCACAGATCCTGCTTTCTTATATTCAATTCGTTCAAAAGACCTAGTTTGAATAGATCTTCTTCGCCCTCTGCCAAATTTTCTACTAATTTTTGAACTCTCAGAGGTGACAGCATTACTGGGGAGCCCCTTCTTCTGGAGGAATTCCTGCAGCTTGCTGCGCCTGAGCAGCAGCCATTTGTTGTGCCTGCATTTTCATGGCATCTTCTTGCATTTCACTGTTCATCAACTTGTTTTCTTCATCGGTGAACCGCAAGATGTTCTTTTTGATGTAATTTTGTGAGAAATATTTTCCGACAAAAGATTCTGCCACGCCAACCATTTTCAATCTTTCCGATAAAATTTCTGCTTCTTTCAAATCCCAGAAATAGTTGTCGGTATTGAACTTGAACTGAATGTAATACTTGATTGAATTCCAGTCATCTTCTGTGAGAGTTCCTGTCAATAGAAGTTCTACTTTCAGGAGATGCATAAAAATTTGCGCAAATTGGTGACGAAGTCTTTCGATGAACTTATAGAATTTAAGTTCTTCTCTGGAGATCTCCGTGGTTCTTCCCATGTTGAACCCGGTATTGTTGTCTAGTCTGCTTGTCGGAACGTTGAGTGCCGAGTACAACTTTTTCTTGAAGTATTCAACGTCTTCGATCTGGGACATTGCTTGGCCCCCCGGCAACACCGAAATTTCGGTTCCTCTGGAGCCTTCTCTACGGGGAATCCAATAATCTTCAAGAATCGACAAATGGTTTTTATCATCTTTAATTTCACCTGTTCCTTGATTGTAAACTATCTTGTTTCTGAATCGAGACATCATGTCTCTTAAATATTGCTCTGCTTTTTGTTTCGGAAGCTGGCCAACGTCAACGTAAAACGCTCTGCGTTCTGGTGCTCTTGCAACGCGGTAGACCATGAGCGCATCTTCCAGCTGCCTAAGCATGTTGACGGGGCGGATTGCCTTGTGAAGATACCCAATTACTCTCTTCGTGTTCAGATCTATGATGCCTGAGTGAACATAACCAATTGCATCCTTTGAGATTCTGACTCCTTGATTCGGGGTAGTCAAATATGAATCTTTATCGGTATTTGAGTAAACATAGAATTCCTCTATGTTCTTGATTAAGGGAACCATACCAGCATTGATCCCGGCGGGTTCTTTCTGGATGTTTTTGATTTTTTTGGTCTTCAGTGGATCCAAGGGAATCAGTTCCTGTATTCCGTCTCTTGGATTTTTTTCATCTATGATGATATAATAAAAAAGTTTGCTGTCAACGTACCAGCGACGATAAACTTCATACGCTTTTGAGTTGAAATCCATCATCTTGAGGATTCTCTCGTAGCTATAAATTACCTTTCTCTTCACTTGGTCGGACAGAGGAACTTCCGTAAGATCTAGCTTTATTGGTTTTCTGTCGGTCCCCCACACAATAGATGCATTGACGATCTCATCTATTGCCGCGTCCACTTCCGGATAAAGAGACATGTTTCTGTATTGAATTATGTTGGCATTTTCATCCTTCAATACGGTGGAGTAATCGATATAAGTGCCGAATACGCCACCAGCTTCTACCGCTACTGTCCCGTCAAATTCTTCTTTGGCAATTAATCGCTTTGGTCCAGTCAATAACTCAGACCTCAGAGTTTCCTCTGATTTTCTTTTGCCGAATTCGAATCCAAACATTTCTATTGACATATTAATCTTTCACAATATTTAGAGTATTTTTATTAGGATCCTTATGATACTCCAGCACCAACAACTTCCACTTCATCATATAGCATTATTACGGAAAAAGTATTTAAAAAATTTCTTCTAGTCATATTAAAATCTATATCACTAATAGATTTTGGCCAACATCCTCTTAATATAAATTTTTTCAAAGAATTCGTGTTTCCATTTAAATCCAAGTGTTCTATTGTCCAAGTATTTTTATAATTTGTATATGGTGCGGCTATGGCTGTTGTGTTATTTGAGTGTCTATTGATGTTATTATGCCAATTTGAAAAAAGTCTCCATAGCTCCTTTGGATTATTGGTTGATTCGGTTCCACTTTCAACATCATCATAAATTGTTAATTGCCAAGGAGCATATTGTCTGTCTCCGGGAATGTTTAATTTTCTTCCATACGCATCTACGCTAATAACAAAATTTGTAATTGGGGGAATAAAAGTAGACCGCACATGAAAAGTATGAAATTTTTGTGATTCGGCATTTCCGCCAATTCCTCCACTAATTAAAAATCTATTTGCCCTAGTTCCTCCAGAAAAATTTGATTTAAATGCTCCTAGATCCATTTTTTTCCTTTATTATTGAAGACCTGTTGTTATAGTATAATAATCATAAGAAAAAGTCACAGAATATGAAACTAAATTGCCGCCTTCTCCCATGTCCAAAGCAATTTGTCCAACTTCAGACGGCCAAGCGTTTGTTAATGTTATTACACGAATCGATTCATGCCCTGTGCCAGCTGAAACAGTTGGATCGTGTAATTGCTTGAAAATTATACTTTTATGTGTACTAACATACTTCGTATCATCTACTTTGTTGGTTTCGTTGTCGCTTAATAAATTTGTCCATTTGTGAAATGCAAGCCAAGAAGCATTACTTCCCGTATCGTCCAAAATAGTAACCGTCCAAGGTTTGTACTCTCTGTCTCCTGCAAAATATGCCACACGACCTCTATAAGGAATTGCTATACTTCCTAATTCTGCTTCCGGAAGTTTCGCCGCAATCGCATGGTATTCTAATGTATCGGGTGATAAATTGCCCACGCCTTCTGGCCAAGTTATATCGACGCTAAACCTGTTGGCTCTTGTGCCTCCATTGAATCCGGATTTAAAATTTCCTATGGTTTGTGACATTTTATCCTCCTGTTAACTTGAATCTCAGGGGAATTCCGCCCCCCGGAAATTGAGTTATTTTTGGCGTTATCGTTACTTCTACTGTCAATTTGCTACTTCCTGGCGTATTATTGCTTGTGTTGCATATTATTGTATAAGGATTTCTCAAATACCTGTTAAGGGAAACTGTTTCATATTCTATCTGTATGTCCTCTATTACTCTGTTTCTGGTTTCCGTATTATTTATGAAATTGGACCCTATGAAAAGATTGACCACTTCAAGTGCTTTTTTGTACGCGAATGAATAAAGAGTTTCAGCATTTCTTCTGTTTCTTATCACGAACGAAGAGCCCGTTGCTCCAACCAAGTCTGTCGGAAAATATCCCTGCTGACTCAATACATTCAATCTTTTCGGAATGAGAGTATTATATTCGGTTCCCGATACAGAATATTGAGTACTTGAAACTTTTTGATTTGGTGGTAAAGGCAAAAATCCTACAATTGGAACTCTGTATTCTTGACCTATATTTGATTCAAAAATTTGACCAGAAAATGGAACGTCCTTTACCCAATTCAAAAGCCCCACAAATTCAACGACGTGCAAGCAAGGAACCCAAAGAGTTCCATCCGGCCCCCCTCCAACTACCGTACCATTTTGTACGCCATCTACTGTCCAGTAAAATCTATAATTATTCACGCCTGGGACACAACAGAGGCGTTGCAATTGATTTGTATTTAAAGTGCCAAGAGTAAGTCCGGGGTTTGAATTAAAATTGCTATTCGTAACTCTTTGTCTGTATAAAAATTGAATTCCGTCCGTAGATGGATGCCGAAATCCAAGTTCTGGTTGATCCAAAAAGTCTTGAGAATATGCAAAAGAAACTCCCGAAAGTCCCGCATGAAAAATCATCAACGTATCTGGATTTTTTTCTTGTTCAAGAATGGAAGAAAATATATTTCCCCTAAAACCATTTCCGCAAAAACTATTTCCTAGATATTCCGGCAACAAACCTTGAGTTAAATTATAAATTGTCAAGCCGTCTGTTGTATTTGCTCCATAATAAGCTCCTCCATAGACCATTCCATCATCGTTTGAATTATTGGTGTTATTTACGCCAGTCAACATGGAAGTATTATCTAGCGTCAATATGCAATCTAGTCCATTTGGTACTATTGAGTATCTTGTCCCAACCTGTTCAGGATCCAAATAATCAGGACTTAATATTTCTTTATCTTTAATCTTGTATAAATCTTCATATGAGGATGCTATTACCGCAATTCCTCCATATTTTAAGTAATTATAAAGAGCAAATAATTCTAAGCCTGCTCTTGATATAAATCCATCTCCGGGATTAAAAACTCCATCGCCTTTTGGATTCGCAAAAGAAAACGCGGCGGTTATCCCATTACCCATGAGATCCCCAAGTGGCAGATCTGTTCCTACAAATGGTTGTCCGGGATTTACGTTTTCTGCTCCGGTATAAGATCCATAAAACAAATAATTTGTATAAAAATTGTATTGTCTTACTGAATTAGGATTGGTAGCTGCTAAAAATTGCCCTTGAAACGGAAATGTAGCATTGCCGCTCGGATCCGTTCTATTATAATCAACTCTGAATATCAAATAATTGATATTATTATGAAGTTCATTCATTGAACTTCTTAATGTAAAGAGATCAGAAATAATAAAAATTGGATTTTTTGTTTGAAGTTCTCCGGGGGGCAATGCAAAACAGTCTAAATTGTTAAAAAATAAATTATTATTTGAATCGCCGCTAGCAATAGCAGCAGTATTTACTAAGTTGTCATATGCAGCTCTTAAAATTGCATATAAACCACATCCCGTTGTTCCAGTGGTGGTACTAGTTCCTAATACAAAACCGCAAACTAATTTATTTTCTCCAGTTTGATTTAAAGGAGGGGAACCTTCAGGCATAGGAAAATGATCAAATGCCGATGGAATGGCATTTGAATTTGTGCCGGGGTCTATATCGCTAATTCCCATAGTTTCTTCTAATATTTAGGACGTTTATTTTTAAAAAAATATCTCCCCCAAAAATTGAGGGAGATAAATTTAATTAAAAAATTATTATGATAGAGTTATGATAATATTGAAGTCAGATATTAGCTGCCCTCCTGTTGGGCTATTTATGGTGAAAACAGCGGGCTTAACGGTAATACCTACAGTAAGCATTGTTGAGCCATTGCTGTTGTTGTTAGTATCGCATGTAATTACATAATTTTCTCTAAGATATGAATTGAAATTAGAACTGTTATAAGCATCAGTAATTGCGGTTACCACTTGTGCGCGTGTTGTCGAATTGTTTACTACGTTAGTGCCTACTATTCCGTTCACGACTCTGAAAGCCGTTTGATATGCATAGCCATGTATGGCTTGAGCATATCTTCTATTCAATAGAGTGGTATTTGGCGTTCCTATTGCACCGGTTGCGCCGACATAGTCTGTCGGGAAATGGTTAGGCGAATTAGAGCAAATGGTGTTTATTCTTTTTGCGGCTAAATCCTCCAACAATTCAAAAGACGTAGAGGAATATCTAGTGCTTGTTATTAATTGAGCCGTATTGGGAACACCCTCTGAGACGGGAATGGATCCTCCGATGTTCGAAGAAAGCATGTAGTTTCCGGTAGTTTGCTGCAGAGCGGTATTCATTGACCCGGCAAATTCAATTACATCCAATTTTGGAATCCAATATGATCCGTCTGCCCCTCCGCCCACTACTGCTCCCTGTGGAGTTCCTGTAGTTGTCCACCAAGTTTTTGTCAGGGTTCTTCCGCCTACGCATACCAAACTGTTCAATTGATTTGAATTGAGTATGCCTCCTGTTAGACCATTTGCTGATAAATTTGGATTATTGGGATATGAAGTACTAGTGGTTTTTCTTCTGAAATTGAAAGGCCGACCATCGGTTGATGGATGCCTAAAGACTCCTACTGTAGCTGGATCGTCTCCGAATTCTTGTTGATACCCAAAAGATGTTCCGGAAAGCCCGGCATGGAAGATCTGCAAATAAGATGGTGAACGTATATCGGTCACTATGGAAGAAAATATGTTTCCTTTATAAACAAGACCGGCAAAAGTATTTCCCAAATGCTCCGGCAATAATCCTTGCGTTCTGTTGTATACTTGACCTAGCGCTCCGGCCCCTTCGTAATATGCTCCACCATAAATCATTGCATCATTTGTTTGATTTCCGGTGAGCCCTACCCCAGTTAACATTGATCCGCCTTCTAAAGTAACGATTGCATCTAATCCTCTATTATTGAATAGAGCGCCAATGCTGTTACGTTCTGGATCTAAAGGAAAGCCAGCACTATTAGGATATCTAAAACCGTCTTTTATAAGGGATAATTCATGATATCTAGGCGCAATAACAGCCACTCCTCCGTATTTTAAAAAATGAAGCAAAGCATATAATTCTACTCCGGCCCTTGAGGCTGCTCCATCGTTTCCTATTATTTGCGCTAAATCGGTGTCAGGAGTAGAAACAGAAGAAAATCCAAAAGCTGCGGTTATTCCATTTCCCATCCAATCAGCTGTTTGATCTGCAAATCCATCCTGATTTGGATCTACATTGTTTTTTCCTGTATACGCGCCAAAATATAAATTTTGAGTAAGAGAGTCATATAATGGTTGATTTGTTGGATTCGGCCCGACCGGAACTGTTCTTGAAGGATCGATGTTCCACAAACCTAAATTTATATTGTTATTAATTTTATTAAGTATTGTTTTTAAGGAAGATATAGAATCAATTACATATGCATTAATTATGTCTCCCCCAAGAGTGTTTGCGAGAAAAAATTCTGGAGTAGAAGCAAGTATATTAAGTCCAGCAACGTCACCGCTGCCAAATGGATCAATAATTCTATTAATTGCTGCAAACAAACCACACCCCGCTCCGCTACTAGGATTAGGAGTAGCAGACCCCATCACAAATCCACAGACAAATCTTTTATTTCTATCTTGGCTCGGTTCGGTAACTTGCGCTGGAGTTGGAAAAAAAGTAAAAGCGTTAAGTGTCCCGTTGCCTAAAGTGATTTGTGGAGGTTCTAATCCCATATTTTTGTCTTTCTATGATATTTAGAAGTTATTTAGCCCGAAAACCATACGCAATTTCCGTCCGATAAGCCATCTGGAGGGATTTCATCTGAATTTTTTTCTTTGTTCCCCATCATGAACAATACGTTGTCGTCTTCCGGAGAAATTGAATCGTTCTGCGAATATTTATTTTTTGCAGTTTCTATCAAGTCGGTAAAATATTCCTGCCTGGTAAGCCAAGAAAAGAATACCAAACACATTACCAAGTCGTCCGTTTGGCTATCCTCTGCCCGGAAACTATTTGATTTTGATACGAAAGACATCAGCTCTCTTATGATTCTGTCGTCATTCAGCAGAAGTTTGTCTTCTTCCACCAATCTCTTCAATACAGCACAACCAATTTTTTTGGTTTGGGCAGTGGTTCGAATGCCCATTTCGGACTTTCCTCTGGCGAATCCTTGGGACAAAACTTGACCTTTGACTCCTCTAGTTTGGGTCATCAACATGTTTTCGTATTGAAGATCGTTGTAAAGAATGGAACATACTTGGCCCCCTACATCATTCACCTCAACCATGACATAGGCATTGTTGTATTTTTCCGCTATTGTCTTTATAACGGTCGGATAGGCAAAGGGGCTTATGGTATTGTTTTGATAGGTCGCAACGATT